AATTTTTTATAGTATATTTTCTCAAATACCTTCCCTTTTGTAATTGGGTTATTGAAGTATTCACCTTGACCAGAGATGTATGAGATCTTACTCAATACCCGGTCGATCATTGCCTCGGTGTTTTTCTGTGGCCAAGTAGACTTCCCGTTCTTATCGCGTATGTTGATCACCTCGGCATAGTCGGCTATTTCCATTGCCTTTTTGATACAGCAATGCTCGGCTATGATGTTACCGCAGAAAATAACCAAGAGCGGGTTTGAGATCGATCGCGTCGCATAGAACGCCCGTTCCAGCCAATCCCACTTCTTATCTACGGTGTCCGGGTTGCGGCAGTCTTCGTCTGTGTCAAAGTCATCAACGAGCAGCACGTCCGGGCGTACGGCGTCGTTACGCGTACCCCGTGGCGACTGACCGGCACCAATGGCGCGGAAGGCAACACCTTTGCGGGTGATAAACTCATTATCTGCCCAGCTGCCGTGCTTCATTTGCATTCCGTAATCATTAATGATACGGTTGTTCTTTTCGAGCAGTACCTTGTAGGGTCGCAAAAGCCGCTCGGCGTTGTCTTTGGAGTTACTGGTAAGGACTACGTTTTTCTTTTTACCGGTAAGGGTGAGCTTGAGCACTTCCATCATTGTGCGCCCAGACTTTGACAGCTCCCGAGACCACGCGCGCACCTCATAGAATTCGGCGTTGCTCATCACCCGCTTAGTGGCCTTGCGGTGAAAAGGAGCAGGTTCTGAGGTATAGAAATTAGAGAAGTAGTATTTAAACCACGCCTCGTCATCGGTCTCCAGTTCTGCAACCCGTTTCCGTTTTTCGCGCTCGGATTCATTCGAATGTACCGGCGCATCCCGGTTCATATCCTGTACAAACTCATCCCAATCAAACTCGGCCTTTTTTTCTGCTGCTGTACGCATTATTTCATTTTTGATTTGATAAACACATCAGCCAGCGCAGTGACTTCTTTGGCCTTCTCAAAGTCGTCCTCACGTATATGGTTAATAAAGTCCTTCATTACCTCGATGGTATCAGCCAGCGAGGTTTCGGTCTCTAATTGGCGTACGGCTCCAGTAAGCTTGATCAGGGTGTCTGCCTCTTTAGAATTGGCAAAGCGCTGTCCCTTCTCTTTGGCCATTATAAAGTCATTGAGTTCGGTGATCTGGCAGTATAGACGGTGCAGCTCATTCTCTTTAGTAATGATCACACTTGCCCGCAGTGATTCCCAGCCTTCCTCTTTTACCCATTTGTTCATGGTAACTGCAGAAACCCCAACCCGGTCGGCGAGTTCCTTTTGTACGGTTACACCTTCTACAGTATAGAGCAGCTTGGCGTAGTCCTTTTTGCGCTGTATGGCTTCTTTTTTCATAGGCCAAAGGTGCAAGCATCCACGCCAAAAAAGAATTTGTCTTTTGTAGCGCTATCTCTTACAGGGTGCAGCGTACCCACTTACCGGGGGGTATTACCAAGCTGCATTTTTTTACCCCTCGATACCGATACATCTTTGACCCATCAAAATGCAACGAACAGCAGGCGACTATGAAAAAAAGCACTAAACGATTCATCCTTTCTACAGAGGCCAAAAACAGCAACGGGTTCCGTGTACGTACTGCGGGTATCAACCTAGCAGACTTTAAATCAAACCCTCTTTTGCTTTGGCTTCATAAACGCCCAAAAGGAGAGCGTGCCGATGAGATACTTCCATTAGGACGCTGGGAGGATATAGAACTTAAGGACGGGGTGGTAAGTGCCGTGCCTGTTTTTGATGAGGACGATGAGTTTGCAATGCGCATTTATAAGAAGGTTGAAAACGGTAGCCTTAAAATGGCAAGTGCCGGTTTATTGCCTCTTGAGTTTAGCGAAACCGAAGGTGATAAATGGCTTGAACGCTCAACCTTAAAAGAAGCTTCCATTTGCGATATCGGTTCAAACAGCGAAGCTGTGACCGTAGCGCTTTATAACGAATCCGACGAGCTGGTAAAGCTTTCTGAAGTACTTACAAATCTTAATCAAAACACCGATATACCTATGAAACTTATTCAATTAACCGCGCCTACAATGGCGCTGCTAAAATTGTCAGACGGTGCCACCGAGACCGATGCGCACACCGCAATCGCAGAGCTGGTAACACTGAGCCAAACCCAAGGCACCGAGATCAAGACTCTTAAAGAGGAAAAGGAGGCCATACAGCTGAAGCTTGAGGCGGCCGAGAGTGCCGGTAAAGACGCTAAGATTGTTGCCTTAGTAGATAAAGCTGTCGAAGATCGCAAGATCACTGCCGATCAAAAAGAGGGAATGATCAAACTGGCTAATGCTGACTTTGACGCGGCAAAAGCACACTTGGATTCAATCCCATCTACCCCAACAGCTTCAAGCCAAATGAAGACCGACGCACCCGCCGGTGATGAGCTTATGAAGTTGACCTACGACGAGCTTGACAAGTCTGGCCGTCTTATCGAACTGAGGGAAAAGAACCTTGACGGTTTTAAAGAGAAGTTCAAAGCCCGCTGGGGTAAAGAGTACCAAGCATAACAAAAACCCCGCCCGGAGGTAACCGGGATCATCAATCACAATCACAAAAACGAACACAATGAAACATTTTTCACCACTTAACCTGCTGTATAACGCGCTGATCATCTTTGTCGTTGCAGCTGTATTTTTTGGCGCAACACCTATGGTGGCCTGTGCTTCTGTAGCTGCTGGGGCTGTAACCGGTACCGCTATGTCTTTTGTACCTAAAGGTCTTGCGTTTATGGCTATTCAAAAGGAAATTTGGCTTAACCATATTGAGGAAGAAATCTTTAAGGATAACAGTTTCCTTAAGGACTCATTTAAAGCAAATGACTTTGTGGTCGGAGGTCGCGCCGTACACGTTCCACAGTCAGGTGGTTCTGGTAATGTTGTCAAAAATAGAGCGACACTACCCGCAACTGTACGTAAGCGTAATGACACCGATGTTATCTACTTGCTTGATGAATACACCTCTGATCCGGTATTGATTCCAAATATTGACACGATGGAGCTTTCCTATGATAAGCGCTCAAGTGTGTTGGGTGAAGATCAGGACAAACTCAAGCAAACCGTTGCAGAGGAAACCATTTATAACTGGTTAAACAGCCCTGCTTATACCGGGTATGGAGCAACATCATTACCAAGCACTCAGGTATTAGAAACCACAGGAGCTAATGATGGTGTGCCAGCTGCTCCAGGAGCTACAGGTACTCGTAAAAGAGCTACGATAAAAGACCTTCAGCGAATGGCTACAAAATTCCGTACTGAAAACCGCTGGTTTGAAGGTCAGATGACAGCCTTACTTACTCCTCAGGACTTAGAAGATATGTTCCCAGCAGATAGCACAACTACAGCTACCTATATGCAAAGTGTGACTGAGCAAGAACGCCGTAATGGTATTATGTACAAAGCTCAAGGCTGGAATATTAAATCCAGAAGCTCTGTAGCTCGCCTAAACGATGCAGGTACCATTTTAACTCCTGAAGCTGTAGGAACTGCGACAGATGACGCAGCGTCTCTCTTCTGGTATAAAAATGCTGTAGAGTTTGCAATGGGTGATATCGTCTTCTTTGATGACCAAGGAAACCCTGTGTACTACGGGGATGTCTATTCATTCTTAGTACGTGCCGGTGGCCGTGCACGTCGTGCAGACTATAAAGGCCTCGCATTGCTAAAACAAGCAAAAACAGCCTAAATATAATTAGCCCAAGCCCTTCACGGGGCTGGGCTAATCTACACTATGCAAACCTCTAATCAACTTACAACACTGGTGTTTAGTCTGGTCAAAAAAGCATTTACCTATCAGGACGGCGCGCTTGTCGTACTGGTTTTGCCCGGCTCATTCGGCGCAAAAAAGTTGATTGCTGAGTTAACGAGAGACATCAGCCTTAAGGATATGACAATGCCGCTTTTGGCCTTTGGTGTCCTTACGATCTTATACATACTGGTGAGTATTGCCGACTTCTACACAGGCACGCGGGCTTCTGCAAAAGAGCATTTGATCTCAACGGGATCACCCCGCGGGTATATGAAAAGCGACAAGCTGTGGAGCAGCGTCTGGAAGTTTGCCGGCGTAATACTTATAGCAAGCATCTTAACCGTGTTTTGCCTCTTGTTTCTTTTGGTAGGTCTCACTTGGCTTTATGACGGGTTCCTGTTTGCAATAATTGCCTTCTACTTTGTGGTGATCAGTTTTGATCTGCACAGCATTGGCGAGAACCAGTTGAGACGCTTTGGTAAAAAACCAAGCTTTTACAGCTTCATTGATAAGGTGTCGGTAGCCATACGCACCGGCCTGATTGAGAAAGCTTCAAAACTATTTGACAAATGGTAGGCAGTACAGATTGCATACATAAATACGGCGAACCTATTCCGGCAATGGAGCGCAAATGGTTAAGGCTTTGGGATGTGCCTGAGGCAATCAATAAAGAGCTTCCGGTTATACCTAATAAAATCTATTGCAACCGAGATCTTATTGCGCCGCTTGAAAATGCCTTTTGGAATATCATTTCAAACTGCCTTCAGGAGGAAATCAAGACTTGGGATGGCTGCTTTAACATTCGCCTCAAGCGTGGAGGAAAAACGTGGTCACTTCATTCCTGGGCAATTGCGATCGACATCAACGCCGCGTGGAATGGTTTAGGAAAAGAACCACAAATGAGTAAAGAGCTGGTTAAGTGTTTTACCGATGCCGGCTTTGATTGGGGAGGAACTTGGAAACGTAAAGACGGAATGCACTTTCAACTTAAACAAATATGAAAAAACACATTGTAATACGCTGGATCGCTCGCATTGCTTTGGCATTGGCTACCGTGCTGTTTATCCTTTCAGCTGGAGGCTGTAAAAGCAAAG